TAAATTTATTAAGCTAGGTCCTTGTCCCCATTGTGGTAGTAAGGATAATCGTGCTGAATACCTTAATGGATTCTGGTGTTTTGGTTGTAGTAAGTATGAACCTAAAGAAGATACTGATACATTAAGGAAACGTGTGTATAGAGGTGATAGATCTTCTAAGAATTATAATCAACTACTAGATACAACTGAGGATATACCAATGAAACCTATGCAATGGTTGTTAAAATACAACATCACCCAAGAAGAGATAACAAAGTATGGTATCTCCTGGGCACCTATGAAAAGATTACTTGTCTTAATACAGCGTAAAGACTACTGGCAAGGTAGAAACTTTGGCTTTGGTAACATAAAGTATATGTCTAGTGGTAGTAAACCCTTGACAATTTATGGTAAAGGTGTTACACTATTAGTAGTAGAGGATGTTTTATCGGCTATTAAAATTGCTAGATTAGCACATGAAGGTTACTGTGCTACTCCGTTGCTTGGCTCCTCCATGAGCAAGCACGCAGAGACACAGCTTGTAAAACGATATAAGAATATACATGTATGGTTGGATAGAGATAAGGCTAAGAGTGCTGTGAGTATACGTAATAGGCTACGCAGCTTAGGTATCAATAGTAGGGCAATCATTACCCCACTTGATCCTAAAGAATATAATCGAACGGAGATAAAAGAATGGTTGAACAACTAATAATCAATTTGTTTTGTAGTAATAGAGAATACTATGATAAGTACTATAAGTATATTAATCTAAATTATATTAAGATTAACTTTGTTAATCTATATAAGATATTTTTAGTTGTTGCTAATTTTTACCAGAAAAATAACAACAAATCTCTTAATAAAATAGAGCTTGAATTAGCTTATCATACCAGTTATCTATTAGAAGATAGTGAACGTGATGAGTTATCCTCTACACTGGACAGAATACTAGCTACTGATATTAGTGAGCCTGATCAGATAACAGGTTACCTTGAAGAGCATCGTAAGAGATGTCTATCAGGTGAAGTAGCTAAGCTAGCACTAGACGTTGAAGATGGTAGTGCTAAGATAGAAGACCTATTAGAAAAGTTTCAAGAGTTTGAACATCAGACTGTTGATGTAGATAGTATAGTCTCTGTTAACATGGATCTTAATGATCTATATCAATCTCAGGTAGCAACACCAGGGTTGCGATGGAGATTGAAGTGGTTGAATAAATCACTAGGCTCATTACGACAGGGAGATTTTGGTTTTATATTTGCAAGACCAGAGACTGGTAAGACTACCTTCTTAGCTTCAGAGATGACTCACATGATCACACAAACAGATGGTGATATACTGTGGTTTAATAATGAGGAGCAGGGTAAGAAGGTAGCAGTACGTTGTTATCAGGCACTACTAGGTAAAACTAATAGTGAGTTGTTTAATAACCTACCAGAAAACCATGCTAAATATAAAGAAAGCATACAAGATAGGCTAAAGATATATGACTTTGAAGATTCATCTAGAGCTACACGTATTGAACAGATCATTAAGACAACTAACCCAGCATTAATAATCTTTGATCAAGTAGATAAGATAAAAGGATTCAAGGCTGATAGGTATGACCTGGAACTTAAGGCTACGTACCAATGGGCTAGAGAAATAGCTAAGACATATGCACCAGTGATTGCTGTTAGTCAAGCTGGAGGTAGTGGAGAGGGTAAGCTATGGTTAACAATGGATGATGTAGACAGCAGCAAGACTGCGAAGCAAGGTGAAGCTGACTGGATACTAGGCATAGGTAAGGAACAAGATAACACCAGCAACATGAGGTTTCTAAACATTAGTAAGAATAAGTTATTAGGTGATAGTGATACATTGCCTGACCTTAGACATGGCAATGCACAGGTCATGATTAAACCAGAGATAGCGAGGTATGAAGAACTATGAGTTACTTAGTATTAGATGTAGAAACAACTATAAGTAATAAAGGTAATCCATTTGATCAATCAAACAAGTTAGTAATGGTTGGTTTATTAAAGGATAAAGAGGTAGCTATATACGATATAGAATACTCCGTTGACCCCTATAAGGAATTGCTAGATAACATTCAAATAGCCGTGGATGAAGCAGATGTGCTTGTAGGGTTTAATATTAAGTTTGATCTACACTGGCTGCGTAGGTATGGTATTAACTTTAGTAAGAAAAGAATATGGGACTGTCAGTTAGTAGAGTTTATACTACGTAATCAATCAAGTCCTTACCCCTCATTGAATGCAACAGCTGAGTACTATGATCTAGGTACTAAGCTTGATGAGGTTAAGGAAAACTACTGGAAGAATGGTATTGATACTGACAAAGTTCCTAAAGAAATTCTATCTGACTATCTTAAACGTGATGTTGAACTAACAGAACAAGTGATGAGTAAACAGAAAGAAGAGCTAGCTAAGCGACCAGAGTTAGAACGTTTAGTATCTCTACACAACCAGGACTTACTTGTGTTAGAAGAGATGGAAGCTAATGGTCTGAAGTATGACTATGACAAATCAACTGTACTAGGAGATGAACTTGAAGAACAGATATCCAAACTTAACAAAAAGCTTTATGACTTTCATGCTTACGATGATTTTAATCCCAGTTCTGGCGAGCACTTATCTGCTTTTCTTTATGGTGGGAACGTTAAAGAGCGTTTTCAACGCCCCGTTGGACATTATAAAACTGGCTTACGTGCAGGCGAAGTTAAGTATAAATGGGAAGAAAGGGACAAAGGATTCCCAAGATTAATTAATCCTTTACCTAATACAGAACTTAAGAAAGAAGGTTTCTTTAGTACTAATGAAGATAGTCTTCGTAAACTTAAGCCTAGAAATAATGAAGGTAAAGATATATTAAAGATAATACTAACCCGTTCTACTATGCAGAAACGTATGACTACATACTATCATGGGTTGGTTAAACTAATTGATGAGATGAAATGGAAGAAGGATACCATCCATGGACAACTCAATCAATGTGTGGCAAAAACAGGTAGGTTAAGTAGTAGTAAGCCTAATCTACAGAACTTTGACGGAGAGATTAAGACGCTCTTCACAACTAGATATGGAGAATCAAATGAGTAGAGATGACTACATTGGTGTATCTTCACCAGAAGAAGATGAAGAGTGGGCAATAAAAGAACAGCAACAAGCTGCAGAAGAATCACATAAGCATCATATTATACAAGGCTTTAGTGCTCTAGTACTATCAGATGGACCAGCTACAGTGCTAAGACAGATGACTAAAGATGCACGTCATGAGTTAAGACAATTAATACTACATGAGTACATGCAAAGATTATCATCAGCTAATTCAGGATTATAATATGTTATTAAATGCAGATGCAAAACAATTAGAGTGGGTGTGTGCTGCATACTTGTCTCAAGATAAGGTAGCAATAGATGAGATCCTTAATGAGACTGACCAGCATACAGACAATCAGAAAAGGTTTGGACTACCATCCAGGTTAGTAGCAAAGACATTCGTCTTTAGATTAATCTATGGTGGTAGTGCTTACTCTTATGCTAATGATCCTAACTTTAAAGACATTGGTAATGAACAATTCTGGCAGAAAATTATTGAAGAGTTCTATGCTAAGTACACTGGACTTAAAGCTTGGCATGATGAGATCTTCTTACGGGCTAAGAAAGATAACAAACTAACTATGCCAACAGGTAGAAGATATGATTACTTACCTGAGATAAACAGTATGGGTAATCTAAAATATCCACGTACTAGGATACTAAACTATCCAGTACAGGGGTTAGGTGCTGACTTAATGGCAATCGCAAGAGTGTCATTACGTAACAGACTAGCAGGAATTGAAGGAGTTAAACTTATTAATACTGTACATGATAGTATCATGCTTGACTATGATGAAAATGTATGTTATACTAATAGTATAGTAGAGATAGTTAACAACTGTTTCAATGATATACCAAAGAACTTTAAAATGTTATTTGGTAAAGAGTTCAACCTTCCTATGAGGGTTGATGTACAAACCGGGTCTTCCTGGGGTAACTTGGAAGACATTTAATAAGGAGAAGTTATGCAAGTAAATGTCGTTGACGTATCAAACTTAAATACACACACTGCAAAGAATGGTAGAGAATATCAATCTGTGGAGATCATGTATAAGAATGATCAAGGTCAAGCACAAAGTAAAAAGCTTATGTCCTTTGCTAACCCATCAGTGTTTAAAGCCTCACAAACTTGGACTAAGGGTGATGTAATACATGTAAGTACAGAGAAAGATACCAATGGATATTGGCAATGGACAGCAGTAGGTACTGCAGAATCAACGTCTGATACAAGATCAGATGGAAGTTCAGCACCAGCTACTCAAGGTAATGCAGCTAAGTCCTCAACTAGAGTTTCAGGTAGTAACTATGAAACAAAAGATGAGCGTGCTGCAAGACAAGTAATGATAGTCCGTCAATCATCATTAAGTAATGCAGTAGCTACACTAGCACTTGAAGGTAGTTCAGCATCAGCTAATGATGTCATCAGTCTTGCTAAGTTATATGAAGGATTTGTATTAGGTGAAGTATCTAATATGCCTGACATAACAGAGCAACCTAGTGATATACCCTTTTAGGAGAATAGTATGACTAAGAAAGATAGAGACACATACATAGCTTTAGGAGTTTTCTTTGGAATCCTAGTATTCATAGGAACTTCAGAGAAAGAAACTTTAGATACTGTAACGTATGAGAGTGTAGTAAAAGAGTTTGCACCAGTACCTTCATTACCAGCACTTGCTGGTGATCCAGTACTAACTGTTGCACAGTTACCAGCACTAACAACTTTACCAGAACTTACTGGTATAGTTACACCAGCAGCAGATGACTTACCTCATCTAACGTTACCACCTTTAGAAGGATAATATGTTAGCATTAATTGATCATGATCTAGTAGTCTTTCGCTGCGCTGCAAGTGCAGAGAATGATAACTTTGGTATAGCCGTACATAGGGCTGAGGGTTTATTAGATGAATTGTTAACCAAGACTGGATGCACAGAGTATCGTGCATTCCTTACTGGTAAAACTAATTTTAGAAAGACAATCTATCCTGAGTATAAAGCTAATCGTACAGCAGCTAAGCCTAGACACTTGAGTGCCTTACGAGAGTATGCTATAGAAAAGATGGGTGCAGAGCTGGCTCCAGAAGGGTTGGAGGCTGATGATGCTATGGGTATTAATCAAACAGATGATACAGTAATTGTATCATTAGATAAAGATATGCTCATGATCCCTGGTAAACATTTCGCATGGGAAATTAAAGGTAAGGGCTGGAATAAGCCTGACAGATGGCTTGATCAAACAGAACTTGGAGGTATGAAGTTATTCTTTGAGCAATGTTTAAAGGGAGATTCATCTGATAACATTAAAGGTATAGCAGGTATAGGTGCTAAGAAAGCTCAAGCTATCCTTACTGATAAGGAAACTGAACAAGAACTATTTGATGTAGTTCGTGCTTCTTATAGTAATGATGAAGAGTTTATAATGAATGCTAGTGTCTTATGGATAATGAGACATGAAGGAGATGTATGGAGAGATCGTTTTAATGCCTACATTTAAGTCAGGGCTTGAAGTAAAAGCTTGGAAGATACTTAAGAAACATATTCCAAGAGTTAAGTATGAGCCAGATGCTATCCCGTATAGACAGCCTGCGAAGGAGCGTAAGTACACGCCAGACTTCAAAGTTGCTAACGGTGTATACATTGAAGCTAAAGGGAAATTGGATCTAGCTACTAGACAGAAGATGGTTTGGTTTAAAGATATGCATCCAAGAATTACGATAATATTCTTATTTATGAATCCAGACAATAAGATTACTAAGCGTAGTAAAA